TGCTGGATTAAAAGAAAGCGCGGATTTGCTGCGTGGTGGTGCGTTTAAAGATTCTTTTGTGGACTGGACATTTCAGTGTGTTGGGGCTTTTTTTTGTATTGTGTTATCAATCAAAAACTTTGATCTTGTAAATCTTTCTGTAGGTTTTATTATTCTTTCGTTGGCTTTTGGTTTGATACCAAGAGTTAAAAAATTATTTACCACTAGCCGCTAATAGGTTTTCATGGCCAATCAGACTATCACAACGGGAACACCTGCATCGCCTATCAATTATGATGATGCGTCGATTTCTGGTTTGCTGAACGGGGAGCTTATTACGATTAACGGCGGCGCGTTAAGGATTGATTCTGACGTTCGCTGGAATCAACAGGCGGCGGTTTTTGGCAACATCACTGTTTCATCAACGCTCGGCGGCGTGGTGGCGATTGATGGTACGCAGGTTTGGGAAGTGCCTTTCTCTGTGGCCGTGGGGCTAGTCCCAACACAAGCTGCCCTTGGGTCCAACACGGTCACAGGAGGCACCAGCGGCGCGACAGGCGAGTTGACTCGCGTTTGGGCCACTGGATCATTTGATCCTGCAACAGCAGGCGGCGCAATGCCCGCAACGGGATTTATTAAGCTGCGATCCAAGACCGGTAACTTCCAAGCGGGTGAAACCATTACACTGCCGGGGGGTGCCACGATTGTTGCTGCGAATGCGGGCAAGCGGAGCTGGATTCATGTCGTAGGGGATGCAGGCAAAATCTTGCTTATGCCCCGTCTGGCAAGCGTGCCGATCACTGGCGACTGGTACGCCTTGGGCGCGACCGATGGCACCGACAACCAGACAATTCAAATGCCGGTGCGGGATGAATTTCCAGCCGTACAGATCGAGACATCCCCAGGGTCGGGGGTTTATGAGTGGTGGGCCAACGCGGCAGACGCTTGGAACGGCTGGTATCCGAACAATGACAACTGGGCGCTGACAAACGCCACCATCACGCGGAACGCAGTAACAGGACCGGCAAACTATCCGGCAGGCGACAGGCTGCGGGAAACGACCGCAAACGGCAACCACCTAGTCAGCGGGTTAAACCTGCAATCCGTGCAAATGGACGCCGGGTCTTACACGCACGAGGCCATTGTCAAATCCGACGGACGGCAATGGTGCGTGGTGCAAATATCCACCAACGGCGGTGCTGATCGGTATGGCGCTCTTGTTGACCTGTTGGCTGGCACGATTATCGCCAACCCCAGTGTCGGTAGCCCGACGGGTGTTTCTTCCTCAATCACATCATTGGGCAGCGGTTATTATCAAGTCAATGTGACGCTGACTCATGTCACGGGCGATCTGAGGAGTTTCGTGGCAATCGCCGACTCGGCAACCCCAACCTATACAACCGGCTTGCCCACCTACACCGGCAACACGGGGCAAGGCATCATCCTTGGGTTTTCGACCGTCAAACAGGCCACACACGCTTTCATTTCGACAGATGCTCGGGGCAAGTTCTTTTACTCGGACCCCTTTGCTGGAACCATTCAACTTGCCAAACGCGGGTCAAACAACGCTGGCATGAAACCTGCAAGCGGGTGCGCTATTCGCATCCCGAACATCATCCTCGGAACGTCTTCGCCGGGTGATTACACCGCGCAGCACTTGTCTTTCGTCGGAAGTTCTCGCTACGCATTTGGTGTGTCGAACGCTGTTATAGATTTTGACAAAGTGTCTTGTAATTGGGCCCTTAACGGCAATGCCCCGACCTCTTGGAAAGTCCAGAACTCAGGTTGGAGCCTTACGGTCTCGTTGCTTAACTTCAACTCGGAAATCAGAAACGTCTGCATCGCCCCGACGCTTTACACAAGACTGATAGCTAGTGGTGCATATTCCCATCAGAACGCCGCTAATGCATATATGTACGACAGTCGTATTGTGTCTCGTGGGCAAGGAATTGCAGTTTATACCGCTGCTGCATGTGCCAATATCAACGCATACCGCACCAGTTTTGAGTCTATAGGTCCCAATCAAGGCAAGGCAGTTCGCAGCCCATTTCATGGAATCTCCGCGCAAGTGACATCCTCGGGCGGAGAGTTTGTGGATTGCAAATTTATCGGTGGTCAATCAACATTTAACGCGCAAAACTTCCTTGTGCAAAACCCGACCTATTGCGATTATATGATTGGTACAACTACGGCTACAGCTTCAACGGCATTTGGGGTTCAAGGGACAAACATCACAGTTGAAAACATACTTGCGTTTCCGGGGGTGGCAAACAACCATCCTTTTTCGCAATACGTGCTTGCGACCGGATTTATTGCCAACCTTGTCCTAAAGAATATTGGAAGCCCGACATCCCCGCTCGACCTTGGCACTGTAAATCCATGCGGATATGTGCTTGCGCAGCTTCCAGCGGGAACGACAGCCGAATTGCGGCGGGTCTACACAATAAATCCCCGCCTTGGTGTAGTTTTAACAGCCGTTGCCAACCCTGTTTTGAATCTGTTCGATGTCTGGGGCGATGGAACAACGCCGCAAACTATGGCGACAGCCAACATCAACTCTCGTGGGGGGCGGTGGACAAACCAGCGCGGGGCAAACGTGGTATGTACCGGATCACACTGGGACGATGCTTATAACTCGACTACCACAGGCCGCATAACGATCAGCGGCAACGAACCCTCTGTTGCATCGGCGGCGCAGTGTTCTTTCACGCTCGGCACAGGCTCAGGGTTTAACGGCAACGGCTCGGTTGTTATCTCGCGCCTGACTGACGTAGTGACGTGGACAACCCCTTATAAGATGTACGGCCACAATGCCTTCGCAGGTGGCTGTGCGCTTCTGGGCACCGACTGCCAGAACCTGATCTTTGAGTATAAGATCGACACAGGGTCGGGTTTTGGCGGATCGTGGGCTTTCTTGGCAAACACTGTGCGCCGGGCAAGTGGCGGGACAAGCGGGACGAATACGGTCACAGTCACAACGGCGGATCGAACTGCCCTGACGCGCCAGCCGCAAGTTGGGGATTTTGTTCAGACGAGTTTGTTCAAACTGCCCGCTAACACGACCGTTACGAACGTCTCGGGCGATGTCATCACCTGCTCGAACAACTTTACGGCCAACCTTACGGCAACCGAGTTTGTGACCTTCTCGCCGGTCAACGTGGCTGTCAGCGCGGCCAATGGGTATTCTTTGCAAGTGCGCACCTACCCAACCGCAGCGGCCACTACAACGCTGCTGACGGCCTTCACAATGGGATTGCAGACCGACGCCACCGCGCAGCAAATCCCACATCCGCTTCCGGGGTCATTGGTCAACATCACCAATCTTGTTCCGCAATCGCGGGTCAAGGTGACGCGGGTGGACACGGGGGCCTTGCTGCAACAAGCATCTTGCGGCGCGGGTACAACATTAAGTTTTGATTTTCAATACACAGGGTCTGTTGCCATAGAGGCAAGAAATGCCAGCGGCAGCCCTGCTTACAAGCCATGGTTTACGCAAGTTTCCATTTCACCAACGGCAACGACAAACGTTGTTGCCCTTCAAGAATCCGATCAATAAAGGACTATAATTATGGCTATTCAGGACGATTTCCAAATTAGTGCCACAGGTGACATTCGCCGCCAAGCTGGTGCCAGCACAACCGTTTATTCGGTTTTGGCTTTACACGCGTGGCTTCAGGATTTAGCGGATGATCCATCTGCTACTGGCAATGACCTTGTGGATATTTTAGCCCCTAACCCATCACGTTTGGATGGTCCTCGGGATGCGGCTGTTGCGTCACGTCTTAACCTTTTGACCAGTGGTTCCATTATATTCAATTTGGATGATACGGCGGCGCAATTTGTAAATTTTGGCTCTATTAAGCAAGACAGTGCAAACGTTCAATACTCTGGCTTAAAAACCATCGGTGGTATTGTTGCGGCATCGCCTGTTTATGTTGTGCAAAACGGATCAAAACTCACGACCTTTTGGTCTAACGGTCACATTCAGATTTTGGTGAAGGTGCGTACAGGTGGCACCCTGATCGACTCAGGAAACGTGACTGCTTTTTCACGCAAATGGGGACAAGCTTATTCTCACTTTGACGTGAACCTGTCAGCGGGTGGTGAAAGCAATGCGGCTTTGTCAACGTCCCTTGATTCCAACATTGTGCTTTCTGAGGCCAGCGCGGCGGCCTTATCCAGCAAGGTCACAGTAACGTTTGGGGATACCAACCAAGATTTAGCCAACGGAAATGGATCAAAGCTCTATAAAGGCACCATTGCTTTAACCAGTTCCTGTACCCTGCAAGAGGCGTATCAGTATTTGCAATACTTAACCAGAGAAAGCAGCGCAGCCACGCTTAACAGTATCCCAGGGTGGCGATATAGGCTTTTAAACGCAGCTTACACGGAAATTCCTGCTGCCCCTTTTGGAACCTTCGCGGGGGGTACGTTCTTTGTGGCTCAAGGGTGGTGGTTGACGGGTGTTTTGCCTGCGGAGAGTACCAAGTATCAGTTGATTGCCCATGATGGCACAACGCAGGTACCGCCAACGCTTATTGGTGTTACTGTTGGAAACTTGGTGTCAGGGGATCGTGTTTTGGTGGCGCGTGATAATGGATCAGGGGCCTTATTAAAAGATGAATACACCCCCGTTGCGGCCAGCGCAGGGGCAACGTCATTGCAGGTGGTGGAAAGCATTAAAACCGATACCCCAGCCAGCGGCGTGATTCGCATTAAAAACCTTCGTTACACCTACACTGCCTTTAATGCGGGCACCAAAACCTTTACGGGTCTTTCGCCTGCTTTAGCCAGTAACATTGTTACGGCGGATGATGTGTTTGTGCCTTATATTGACAGGGCTGCAACGGGATCATCGGAAAGCGTGACGTTTATTTATGCCTCTAACTTTAATGCTCGCGTGGATGTCCGAAATGGAAGTGGCGCATCACCGATTGTGCCTTTCTCTACCACGTTATCTGTGACCAACGCTGGAGCAAGTGTGAACGCAAGCCGAAACAGTGACGTGTAATCCATGACCTATTATGTGTCTCCGTTTACCTTTGATTTTGCCACATCAAAAATTGATGTTGACGTGGGATCGGTAAACATTGATTGCATTCTTTTGTATGATGCTATAAAAGAAGCTCAAGCCACAGAAGAGGGTATTCTTTATGAAAGAATTGGATCAGGTTCCGGACTTAATGTGCTCGGACCCGGGGTGCAAGTCGGTATCACCGTCGAACTATTGGGGTCTTGGCAACTTCGGTTCCCAGCAGGAAACTACGTCGCCCGAGTCTCAGGAGGAAACCTCATCGGAGGCCCCTCAGACGACCCCATCGCCTACACCGCCGGAGTCCAAACCCTCTTAATCCAATCGGCGGCCTCCACAATCGTAACAGAAGGTGGCTCTGTCCCCACAGCGGCGCAAAACGCGGATGCTGTTTGGAATTACACAATGGAAAACGCCATCACATCAAGTCAAATGCTCAAAGGTGTGGCAAGAACGCAACTGGCCAAAGTCAACGTCAACGAAACAACAGGACAAGTGACAATTTATAAACTGGATGGTACAACCGTATTTGCACAAGCATCAACGTCTCCCACAGGGGATAGAAATGCCCCAACCGTAGACTGGAATTAAAGGAGTTTTTATGAAAAAGAAAAAAGGAAAAAGCGGCGGCAAAGGCTGTTAATTATGCCTTTGATCGCAATGCCGAAAGCTTATCAAATGTTCTTAGCCCCATGTAAATGTAGGGCAGCATCATAAGCCCATCAAATACCTTTTCGTTGGGGCTGGGCATAAGAATAACATAGGCGATGCTTCCTAAGAGTCCTAGCCACGCCATACCAGGGCGGGTAGAGCGCACAAAAATATCATCTGCTTTGTCCCCTGCTCTAATGGTGTCTTGCGTTTCTTTTTGCTCAAGCTGGGCATCTTGTAGCCGGATGCGTTCCATTTCCAGCAGGTGAGAGCGAATAGAGGCTTCATTCTCATAAGCCATCTTTTTAAGCCGTTCTAGGGCCTGTGGATCGTTTTGCAGGACGGATAGTGCTTGGTCAGGCGTTGCATAGTGTGTTGCCCCTGAAACCAGCTTTACGCCAGCCTCTACAGCATTTCCAAGGTTTCCAGTTAAAAGTGAACCGACAAGGTTTGCGCCTTCCGTGCCGTTTCTGCTTAGCCATGCGCCTACGTCCTTCCATGTACTCATAGTTTCATGCCTTTCCCGTATTCCCTTAACCCTGAAAATTCTCTCATTTTATCAATGTTTCTTTCTTGTTCACGGCGGATATATTGAGCAAGATCATCTGTAAATTCAATAATATCCTCTAAGGTTTCCCTCTTTTTTTTGTCCACATCCTCCAAATTAAGACGCATAGCATGGGCAATTTCTGGCAAAATATAGTGCATTGCTTTTAGCATTTTATTCAAATCCACGCACAGCCAATGCACATTTGTTTCGCCCATAAAGTTGTCTCTTTTTTCATATTTATTTAAATCAGGTCTCGCCACTTTAAGTCTCCCATAAACATCAAAGATTCTGCCTTTCTGCGTCTGCGTAGACCGTTGGATGGGATTTTGTTTATATAAATCCAGCGTTCAAATTCTCTGGCTGCTCCGTCAATTCTTCCTTCATTCACCATGCGACGAAGGGTGGATTGTTCAAGGTTCTTGCGTCCAAGGTTAAAGGTGAAGGACACAAGCGCATCAAATTGCCCTTGGTTTATGGGATAAAAAATCAAATCCCGAACAGAATTTTCTTTCTTTGCCGCATCTTTCAAAAACAAAGCATCCGCCTGTTCTTGGGTGATTCCGTTTTGAAATTGAGGTATTTCCTTTGGCCATACTCTGTGACCCCACCCGATGGTGTCAATGCCAGCAGAATCCTTGTAAATCTTTAACACGCACCCTTCAAAAGCATGGATCAGGTCAATTCCATCTTGAGAAAGAGAAAGCATCATTTAGCCCCTTGGTTAGCGATAAAGGTGGGGATGGCGTTTTCGATATTGGTAACGCGCTCTTCGAGTTTGGCAAAATCGGATTGTTCATCTTCTTTTTTCATAATCGCCACCATTACGGCAAGGTTTTTATCCATGTCCGCTTGCGTTTTCAGAAAATAGGTTCCAGCCCCCGCAATGGTGGCGATGACAATACCAATAAGCGTTATAAGCAACTTGGTATTTGTATTGCTGCTGTCATCCACAACAGGGGCCCTTAGTTTCCCCGTTGTTGCACGTGTGCAACAGTGGTGCGAACTTGGTTTTGAAAGTTAGGAAAGTCATTAAGAGCAGACAGAATCAGTTGTTCGCCTTCCACTTTCGTGATTTTAGCAACAATTTCAGGGCTGCGAATAATACGAAAAGCAATAGCAGCAAGATCAAAAGAAGCCACTTTGTAAACTTCCTCAATAGCGGCTAAGTGTTGTTGGACTTCAGACATAGGGTCTTCCTTTATTTGGGGTTTTTTAGGTTTGAAGAGTGAAAAAAAGAACCTCACTTCATCTCTCCTTTGGCAGGTTTTACGTAACTTTATACACCATTGTCTTGATTTTCAAATGGTTTTTCCAGTTTATTTACCATCTCAAAGTATACGGGGTTGATTATGTCCATAATCACTTGGTTGTCTTTGTACTTTTCTTCTGCCTTTTCCATGGCGGCATTCAGGTCTTTCTCGGTTTCCATAGCGCGTAGACGTTCAGCCATGGCTTGTGCAATGCGCTCTGGCGATAAAGGCTTTTTCTCGGGTTCTTGCCCAGAATTAAGCCAACCTAAAATCCCTGAACACAGCGCTTCATCAATGGGAAATATCTTCCCAGAAAAGAATCCCGTTCTATCTTTAGAGGAGGAAGCCATAAAGTTCCCTCCGCCAGGAAGATCAAAGACAAGTGTAAATTCATAGTCCATGCCTTCCCGTTGGATAGGGGCTAGTCCTATTTTTTCAGGGACTTTTTTGCCGTTTTTCTCAACAAGAGCATATTCTTGTTTGGCACGCATTGTTGCAATAATGTGACATTTGGATGCTAAAATGGCGTCAACAAACGCCTGGTGTTTTGGCGTCACGTCTTTCCAGGATGTGTAGCTGTTTTTTGAGTTGGATGTCTTGGTTACGGTATCCACCTGCTCTAAGCACCCGCCTTGGCCGTTCCACTCATGGCTTATGCTGTCAATGATGATAACATCCGCCCCAAATGCTTCTGCCTCTTTAATGCGCTTTATATAAGCCTCAGGGGCATACGGAGGCGAAAACTGAGATACATAATACTCAGGAAATTTATCGCTATAGAGTTCCGCAGAACCATGCTCAGTGTCAATAACGCAAACCTTGGCATCCTTCCCAAAAATGCCAAAAGCCATTGTGAGCGCGGAATACGTCTTTCCACTTCCCGATGGCCCCGTTAAGGCAAGTCTCAATTTCTGCTTTTTCTTCTCGGCTTTTGTAAACATATCATGGTTCCTTTGTGTTGATGTGTGTATACAATACACAACAAAGCAAACCAAGTCAACGTTTATTTTATCTGGTTATTGACAAACAGAATCCAGTCTTCGGTTATCATGACTTGTGTAAGGCGGTAGACTTTCCAACCCATAAACTGCGCTTGATTGTATTTCTCACAGTCCTTTGAGTATCCCACAAGCGTCTGGTGACGACCCATCTTGTGCGTATTGATGCCTTCAATCTCGATGGCTATTTTGCTTTTGGGGTGGGCATAGTCAAACCGCCATTTTCTCACAGGGTGAAACTTGTATTCCTTTTCCAGTTTGTGCTTTGAAAGTATTTCCCAAAGATAAAGAAACTTGCATTCAAGGCCAGAGGATTCCTCAATGCTTTTGACTTTAGCTGCTTTAGGTGCTTTAGGTGTGGATTTTTTAGCTTTCAGGAAAGATTTTGGTAATCGGATCATTCGGGTTTTTCATTTTTTTCATTTCAAAAAATTCTTTTCCTTCTTTGCAAAGAAAAGCCCGTATACTGTCAGCTAAATCAGGAAAATCACCGTCAACTTGAATAGCGGCAAATTTTTTACCATCAGAAAATCGGCATTCAATATCAAACGTAGGGAACACCTCATCCCCGCTGTCCCTAACCGTTGCATAAACAACTTTTGGCTCTTCTTTTTCACTCATTGTCATTTACTCCACAGGCACCGTTTCAGAATCCACAACCATAGACACCATTTTATCCTTCAGGCGGCCATAATCAAAACACACCTTTTGATCGTCCAGCACTATTAGAGACAGCAAAGCCAGAACCGTGACAATCAAGACAAAACAGGCGGCTTTAAGAATCATTGTTTTTTTCCGTCTTTTCTTCGTGGTACTGCCAACCCAAAAGGAAAAATTGAAGAGCAATAACTAACGGAAAAACTAATTTAAACTTTCCATCTAATAATGGATGCTCTAAAAAAGAAAGCCATAGGACAGTACATAGAAGCAGCACACCAAAAAACAATCTTTGTTTGAATATATTACTCATTACACAGCCCCATCTATTTCATAAGATAACATTCTAAGCCAGTTTGATAGCGTGCGTGGGTCTTCTCCAGCGTCTATCTTGTCGCAAACTACTTGCCATATTAAATCTGGTAACTCACATTTAACAACGCAATCAGGCTCATCTGGGAACGGGGAAAACGTGATGATGAAGTGCGGCCTAGGCAACACTTCAAAAACCACGTCTATTTCCGCATCATCCAAAGAGTGATCGCATATCATTTAATACGTCGGCAAATCTTCCGATTTTTCAACGGGACCTTCAATAACGTCCACAATTTTCTTGTGGTGATACGTCTGAATCCCACCTTCACTGGTAAGAACAAGCTGTTCGGAATCCAGTTTATAACCCTTTTCTGCCATTTCCTTTAAATAAGGATTTGTTTTCTCAATAGGCACATCAAGGCCCAAAAATGGGAAGGCTTGTTGCTTTGTTTCAACTATCGTTTTTGTAGACATAAAAACACTTTCTTTTTTTGTGTGTGTGTGATATACATACCAAATAGACAAAGACTAAGTCAAGAAGAAAAAGGATGTTATGCACAAAACGTTGTTAAGAAGTCGCAGGGAATCGCTGGGTTGGTCAAGAGGTCATGTTCTTGATTTGATGAAAAATTACGGTTTTTCAGGATCGGGTCATAAGATTCTTTTTATCGAGGACCGGCGCACAAAAAGTCAGGACGAAGCATTTTTACGTTGCCTTTGTAAAGTATTGGATTTAAATTTCGATGATGTGGCTAGAGAACTTGAGATCGTGCCGGAGAAGATTAAAAAAGCATACTTTGAGGGCAAGATTCAGTATGAGGAAGGTCATTGATCTTTTTGAGTATAAAAAGAAAAAGCAAGAGCCTTTAAAAAACGTTCAGGACATAATCCTGAAAAACAACCACCTGAAGACGATAGAGTGTTTATGCCGTGTTGCGCGTTTCCATGCCAACACGGTTGACGATTACCACATTAACGCATCTGTGCATTGCCTAGAAAGCATTAGGCAAGAGATTGACGATCTGCTGGATAGGGTTAGGGAGCAGGGTGGGTGTTTGGTGTTTGACCAGTAGGCAGGATCACTTCGTCCCACTCAATCAACGGTGCGCGTTGTCCGTTGGGGTAGGTGCGTTCAATGATGCGTTTAACGACTGCACTAGGGTTGTCTAATAATCCAACATCATACTTAGAAACATATATAATTGTAGGTACTGAATATCTCTTATCAACATCCACCAAATCCCCTACCATCGGTACAGGACTTAGCCATTTTTGATTATCTTCGGTAACCATGACGCGCCACTCATCCGCACTTAAACAAAACCCAACAAGATGCCTTACACCCACCTCATCATCTGGATCAAAAAATGAGGCAAATTCTGTGCTAGATTCTGGAAACACATCAACAAAAAGTGCCGCTTGACTGAGCCGATGCGTTATAAGCTGTGTGCCTATAGGGTATAGTTTAGTCATAATCATTCCTTTGCTTGTTGGTAGTCCATCAGGGAGTTGAACCCTATCCTCATGCGTTATGAGCGCAGTGTGCTAACCCGTACACTAATGGACCATGCTTAATTGTTTTGTTTTTCCGCTGCTTCTTTTCGTTCTAATTTTATGCGCTCCATCCCAAGTACGGCTTCCATATAAAACAAATCTTTTTTTAAATCTTCTCCCTTTGTCTCAAAAATACGGCTGTTTCCTCCAGTAAAAGAACACCTTTGGTCATACCAAAGGACCTTAATGTCGACCTTGCCGTTTTCGCTTTCTATGCCTAAAAACTGCACCATAACTACTCCTTTGTTTGTTGGTATTCGATCAATAAAAAAACGGGGCTTCCCATCAACAAAGAAACCCCGTCCAGTTTTAAGTGGCAAGAAACCAAAACCACTTATGAGCGTTGGTGTTGTTATGACACACACACCAACCATTGTCAAGGGGTTTACAGGGTTTTGTATTCTGGGTCATAGAGAAGCCCGTCAGTTTTTTCAATTTCCTCTGTGGACCAAACATATTTGATGTTTGTGCGCCATTTGTTTGGCTCTTCCACAGAAAAATCACTGCAAACATCCAGCAATCCACCTAAAAAATCTTCATATTCATCAGTGGTCAAAAGAAACTCTAACGCGCCCAAATTTACTGTGCCCTCTTGTTCTTTTGACCGGATACGAAATAGACTTTTAGAAAGCCTGTTCGGATAGAAAACATACGCAATTAAAGTAACATCTTTCCCGATCGAATCCTCATCATCAGAAAGTTCAACGTGTTCCAGTGTGTATTTTTCTCTTTCGTACACGTCTGTGCATTCAAAAGGCTTGTTAAAATCTGTTAATGATACCATAAGGGTTTCCTTGTTTGTTGTTGTTTGTATACACTACACAACAAAAGGACTTGTGTCAAGAAATAATTGCTGTATGATGCAATCAAGAAAAGGAATCATTATGACCGATACTTCATCAGTTTTTGCAGCCGCTCTGAATGCTCTTTTGATTAAGCGATACGATAAAATGACATCTTTTTTTGATGAAGCCGTTATCAATGGGTGTATCGAGGATGCCAGAAAAATAGTTGCCCTTGCTGAGAATGGCAATAAAGAGGATAAAATTATTATTCTACCCTCTTTGGAAACAAAAAAGCCCCGTGGCCGCCCAAAAGCAAAAATCTAATCAAGATTTCTCCATTGAAAAGCCCTTTTTTCCTGATCTGCTTGCTGTTGCAGGATTTGGTTTTGCCGTTTCATTTCCTCTAGCATTTGTTCCCTGTGTGCCCGCTCTTCTTCCATTTTTAAGCGTTCACAGTGAAGTGTCCATTCGTAAAGGCATTCCACGCTGTAGTAGGGCGTTTGCGCCATAGCCGCACTTGAAAGGGTGGCCATGAGAACAAAGATTGCTGTGCATTTAATCATTTGGTTATCTCCTTAATTTTAATAGGTTATTTCTTACAAACGCGCCCCATTGGTTTCCGTTCCGATAAGGGTTACGCCTTTAAAATCAGGGTTTTTTAATGGCACCCATTGAAAGTTTGCCCCCGATAAATCTGCATAAGCAAAATCACCAGCATGAATGTATGCGTGTCGGAAATTTGATCCCCTAAGTTTTGCGTGTTGGAAGTCGCAATGAATTAGGGTGGCCTGTCTAAAAGAAACACCATCCAGTTGACACCCATAAAAATTAGCCTTGGCAAGGCTTGCCTCTGTAAAACAGCATCCGAGTAAATTAGCACCGCAAAATTTTACCCCTTTGATTGTATCTAAGGTCCTTTTTTTACCAAAAAGAGCTTCGATGGCTTCATTCGTTTTTGCATTATCTGTAAACGTTACGACGTGAGAAAAATCTGTTCCCATTATCTCAATATGACAAAAATCTGAACCATAAAGACAAGAACCTGAAAAATTTGACCCGTGAATAACTGTTTTTTTTACTTTTCGTTCTTTGTCTACAATCGCAACGTGTGGCATAAAATCGCAAAACAAAATCTGGCATTTTTTTAGTTTTGATCCATTAAACGTTGAGCCATTAAATTTGGATTCCGTGATATAGGAACCCGTTAAATCTGCACCGTCAAAATTAGAGCATGAAAAGTCACAAGTCACTATTTCTGTTGAAATCATATCCGACCCAACAAAGTTGGCCGCGCAAAGGCTTAATCCTATAAACTTTAAGCCCGATAGATCACATCCCGAAAAATCCTTGATTCCGTCACTTAGTGCATCATCTAGTTCGTCTTGTGTGTATTTTTTCATAGTAAATTATCCAAAGATTTTAGACCAAACGTATAATTAGATGTTTTGGATTTATCAAATTTTGCTCCCCTAAGGTCCGCGCCCAACAAACTTGTTTTTGTAAGGTCCACACCCGTCAAATCTGCAAACCACATCCTTGCACAACCAAAACTTGCCCCCTCAAGGTTTGCATTTGTAAAGTTTGCGCCTACAAAGCTGGCACAGTTAAAATCAGCCCCACTGAGGTCCGCCCCAGAAAGGTTTGCAAAAATAAAATTTGACCAATAAAGTTTGGAATTTTTAAACGTGCTATTTTCAAGATTTGCTTCCTCAAAATTAGCTCCAAATAAATCACATTTAGAAAAATCCCTTACCCCGTCCTTAATGGCATTCTTTAATTCATCCCATCCATATTGTGTGTATTTTTTTATTGCACTTTTTTCGACCATGGCCCAATCTCCTTTTTGTTTGCATAAACCTTACGAAAAACAGATGCTTTTTTTTCACACTCGGTTAAATCATCACCCGTGAAATGAATCCGCATTGTTCTTTCTATACCGCCGACCACAAACGATTTATAATCAGCCTGTAGTTTCTTTGCCTTTTTTTCAAAGGTTGGCAATTCATCTTTGTGAATTCCGGTGTAGTAGTAGGATAAAATCATGGCTTGCAATACCCTTCATATTTATTAAAAAATTCACTAACTTCTAAAATTTCATCAATTCTTGGGTGGATTTTTTTTATTATTTTTACACTTTCACAAAGTTCTTTTTTAGCTGCTTGCACAAAAAAAGAACACAAATCAGGCGTAACCTTAAAAGGATCAGAAAAACCGTAAGTTTTTTCTTGATTTGTAAAATGCCCTCGCCCTGGGTTTGTAAAAACAATGGTTTTAATGTAATTAAAGGATGTTTCGTGGCTAACTTCTTCAGATTTAAGAACACAGTCCCTTGTTTTTTTCTCCATAACCTCAATAAAACGAACAAGATCTTTGCTTTCCTTTATCCAAAACAAAGCTGTTTCAATATCATCTTTTTTAAGTGGTTTATTTGCCTTAGTCACAATCACATTCCTTTTTTTGTTGGTGGCGGTGGCAATGGCATCCAATACATAGGGTTATTCACCCATGCAGCATATCCATCGCACCCCTCAAGACAAAACTCATTTTCAACACCTTGACTTGAACACAACCAAACATTTGGCTTTTTTTCTTTACCAGAAATCTCCCCTTCCCAATATCCATAAACCAAAATGGTTGTCCCATCTCTAGGCGCTGTTTCAATAGGTTTCCATTCGCTCATCATCACATGCTTTCTGTTGTTGGATTTTCAGGACTTAATGCAAGAATAGATTGCCAGCGACCTAACGATATAGGGGAATATGTATTCCCACTAACAGGGTCGCCTCCACTTAGTTGTTTTTTACTGGCTTCATAAGGAACAGCTACCCAGCCATCGAAAGATTGTTCCATAGCCTCTCTAAGAACATGGCAGGCTTCGTAAGGTGAACTTTCATCGTAAGAAAGAAGAAGGTGTAAAATATCAGCCACGTCGCTTTTTTTGAGAATACAGGTGTCATCAAGTCTATGTAACATTGTTTTTTCCTTTGACTTTCGTTTGTGTTATGTATACCATACACCAACACAATGACAAAATCAAGAGGTAAATTATGATCCAACCATTTTCGCACATTGATATGGTTTATTATGAGCGCAATAATTGCGTTGCTGCTTTGGCACAAGTTGCGCGGTCTTTAGGGTTCAAAGTTGTAGTTACAAAAACCACTATGATTGGCGTTAGGGATGAATGGCAAAATTGCATTTATATAGATCTCCCAACAGGACAAGTAAGCTGGCATTTCCATGACAGGGAGGATTTTTTGTTCTCAAGTTTTCCAAAAGCTGAGAATGTGGAATATGATGGCCACAGCATAGAGGATAAATATTTAAGATTAAAAGAATGGGGAATGACGTTATGAAAAATGATGCGTGGTTAAAGTATAATGATGTGTGTAAAAAAACGATCATTGCGTTTCTCAAAAAATACTACCCTGAAGAATCTTTAGAGACGGTGTATTTTGTTGGGTGGGACGAAAACGATTACACCAATGTTTTTGAATGCTGCGACAGGTATTACAGCATCGATTTTGTCCAAGAATGCCTAAAGCTAGATGCCACGTTTGAAGATATGGATTCATACTATGAGCATGTCCTTCAGTGCGGAATACAAGGTAAGGAAGAGGGCATTAACTTTAAGACGTGGGTAAAGCATCCTGAAAAAAGAAAGACACCTGAACAGCAGCCTTTTACTGCCCAACAACGGGCAAAGCAGCTTCTTAAACGCTGCCTCCCCGCTCTTGAAGGCGTGACAATGCATGAATCTTTGGTGGCAGAGATTCAAAAAGAAATTAAACATCTTTAAGACCGTCTAAAACTATAAAGGCCACTTGTTAGAGCAAGCGGCCTTAAACGGGATCAGGGAACCTGTCCCACTGACAATCAAACGTGTCAACTGTCAACGTACAACAGACTTCCTTTTTTGTCAACTATTTCCAAAATGGAAATAACCACTCATGGGCATAGATGGGAAATCATGGGAATTTGTGGGTTGACTTTTCTGCCTGTATAGTATACCAACAACATGGGGCTAGGCAGTCGACAGCCGAAAGCCCAATTCTTCCTTCCTCGGACGGGTTGCCCCATATTTTATAAAGAGGGAGAAGAGGAAGGTATCACGAAATGAAGCCCCCCTACATAAAGCTATACGTGAAAGATTTTGCCTTTGAGATACAGGGCATGACCAAAAAGCAAATCGGCGAATACGTATTAAAATTCTTAGACGCATACCGTCATGAATCCGTCCCAGATGAGTTATCCACACACAGTATTTTCTCAGAATTGAAAATTTCTTTGGAAAATTACGGTGAAAAATGTGAAAAAAACAAAAAAAACATAGAAAAACGATACAGCAAAAAAAACAATGACATTCCTTTAGAATCAGATACTTGCGGCTACCAGTCGAATGAAAATGGTAAACCAGTGGAATACCTAACTAAGAACCAAGAACCAAGAACCATTAACCAAGAACTATTAAAAAAGAAATCTATAAAGAAAAAAGCGGAATCTGAAACGCCGTTGGATATTCCCAGTTACATCCCTGAAGATTTGCTTTTGGATTTTTTCCAGCATCGCAAGGATTTGAAAAAGGCCATGTCGCATCGGGCGAAGGAATTGCTTATCAGCAAAATTATAAATCTCTACAACGATGGAAACGATCCGACGCGGCTTTTGGAGGCAGCAATAGAGCGCGGATGGCAGACAGTTTACGAAACGAAAGAAACCAAAACCAACGGGAGAAAACACAATGCAGAGACTTGGCACAATGGTAACAACGGCGGTGAATCAGGTGAAGGTGTCTTCTTTGGACACGAAAAGAATCAAAGATTCCCTACCAAACTCACTGACTACGAACGTAAAATCATCAATGTCAGACGTAATCTCGGCCTTGAGTCCTAAGGGTATTTACGGTTTGAAGTACGATTCAAAAACCAAAACGGAAAGTTTTGATCTGTTGCGAGAGGAACCTCAAGATGCCGAATGCGTCCAGAAGGCTCTAGGAAGCCTCTACGATGATGTCTTGAGGTTGCAATGGGTGGTGGCAAGCAAAAAGATGTTGACTGATGTCCTTAGCCGTCTGATGGCTTTTAAACACGCATCGAATGGTGAGGCCACCCTTTCCATTTTGATAAACGAGATTGCGGAGGATTTTCATGGGAAGATTTCTGCGCTTTCTCTTTTGGTGGCTTATCAGCAGATCAAGGAATCAAATACGCAGTGGTATCCACAGTATCACGAGATTGCGGAATTGTTTAATACTTTGACAAAAAACAATTCTTGTTTGGAAAAAGAGGTTGTTAAGAGGTTAGAGATTCAGAACATGGCAGCTAAAAATGATGCTTGACGGTGGTTTGTGTTTGTGTTATGCATACACAACAACAAGGGAGTGAATCATGACTGAAGAGAAAATTCTTCCAACGATTGAAGAATGGTTTGAGGCGAATAAAGAAGACGATGGAATGCTTCAATGTGAACTATCGGACACCGTGCCTTTACATTACAAAATGGAAGATTTTATCAGAAATTGTTTTTCACACTTTACAACAAAAACAGAGTCTTTGACATCTGGTGTTTCCGATTGGAAACCACTTAAAGTTAAGGTTAAAATTAAGGTTACATTATTTCGAGGAAGAAATAATGATTTAAAATACTCTTCTGAAATTATTAATGTCAGTGAGGATGAATCATGAGTTGGACTGATCCGCAGCGTAACGATTTGTTTTACCACATAAACCGTATTTGTCGTGTGATGGATATGTATGGCATTGGCACACGTGATCCGAAAAGGGTGTGTGATGCCTTGGAGGATATGTTGTCCGCGCGTTTTTCGGGGGATGATGTTGTTGTTGCGGTGAAGGCGATTATTCAAAGAACGGGCAGGATTCCTTTGCCTTCGGAGATTGAGGATTTTATTAAGCAAAAGGAGGAAAGCCATGACGCATAAATACGAGAGAATCTCAAAGGTTATCAAGGAAACTTTTGGGGAGCCAAGCCAGTTATTGAGGAAGTTTACAAATATGAGCGACGCTTATATTAAAGACCATGACGATCTTGTGCGTTTTGCGTATGCGGTTTTAGAGGAGTTTGACGGGCCCCGTGTAGATGATGTTTTACTAAAGGAATATGAACACGGACACTCGAAGCATTTTTCTGAAAAGCAGTTAATTTTAGACACCATAAAACAGCTAACTGAGGAAGGCATTGTGCCTACCCGTAGGTCTATATGTGATCGGTCAGGTATAGACATAAGCAAAACATCAAACCTGCTTCGGTCTTTGTGTTCTAAGGCCATTTTAAAAAGTAACACGACATACGGGGGGCGCAGAGTTGGCCGTATGGTTGAATCTTTCTCTATCAGGGATAACAAAAATGCTTAAAAAGCTGTTTGTTTGCATTGAGAAAATGTTTATTTTCTTTTGGTTCGGGGTTACGGCTTTGTATTTTGCGGGTATTCTTTTTGGTTTTGAGAATCGTTCCCTAGTAGATTTTGCGCTTTTGTTTGGATTTGCAGGGTTTTTTATGTTTTGGGCGAGGCACCAATATGAATCGCGCTGAAGTGATGAAAAAATTTTTTACTGTTTTAGGAACAATAGGAATTATTGGTATAATTGCATTTGAATTGTTTAATGTTGCAATTTTTATTTATATTTTTTTGCTTATTGGGATTCCATTTGTTTTATTTCTATTGATAGATATTGCTGACAGACTTGGTGGATTTCCTCCTTATGAAAGAAAGGATAAAGATGAATCGCCTTGATGTGATACAGCGATTAAAGGACGTGTTGCCGCGAACAGAGGCGGGGTTTGTGGATATATTTTTAAAGACGCTTGAGGTTGAATCGCGTCCGTCTGAGGGGTTGGTGGTTTTAAGGCTCCCTGGGCGGCATTTGGGGAGTGTGGTGCAGCTTTATGGGTCCGCGCTAGAGAGATGCTTTGAAGAACCCAACGTGTGCATGATGAAAGGCAATAAGGTTGAATGGATCAAGAAAGAAAGGGATTATGTGCTGCCGAGGAAAGAAACGAAAGCGATGTGGTGGCAGAATTGATGGAACCTTTAGAAGACAGAATTGTCAATGTGATTGATGATTTGTTTGGCCATCGCCGCACAAGATTTGGGTATCTATCACCGATGGCTGATGATGATGATTTGCTGGTTTTGGGATTAGAGATTCTTAGGGAATTTGGTGTTCGGAATCCTGAAGAGGACACGCCATGGGTAAGGGAATTTATGCAGGCAGAACAAGCCAGATTGGGAAAAGAAGTCTTGCAATCTTTGAAGAAATGTGATTAAGTTTTTGGTGTATAGGCAAGTGAAAGGCCGCATCATGCGGGGTGTTTTGAAAAAAACCTAGCTTGCTTCTGGTTGTCTTGAGAGGCTGCAAAACAGACAGCCTTAACAAGCCCTAAGCACCTATAGGGGTTTGTTTAAAAGGGACGATTAAACACCGTCCCTTTTTCTTTTAGTATTTCCCCAAGCGTTTGATGTCGCGGTCAAGGTCATCTGGCCCGAAGGTGTCCATGGGCTTGATTCTGGCAGTGTTGTTTTCGCGCAGCACGGCTTGCGATGGTTCAAGGTACTTCAGAGGCTTCTCAGGCTCGA